AGTTCATCTATCTTATTATTAGGTAGAAAATTATCACAGGCTATAATATTTTTAGATAGATTATAATAGTTCATGTATTTCCTACTTGATATTTAAAAGTTGCTACCATTCTTAATTCTGGACAAAGCCTAGACGGATCTCTGGCTAAATGAGGAATAGCGCCATCAAACAGTATAGCTCTGCTAGGTCTCGGTAAAATAGAGTCTACTGTTTCTGTTTGCGCGTAATGGAAGACAGTCTCCCCTGCAAAGTTTACATTCCATTCTTTGTTTAGATAAAACATTACAGTAAAAATTTCGTTAAAAGATTGAGCCCCGTCATCGCAGTGTAAATCATGAATAGTTCCGTGCGTATATCCACTTGCATAAGCTCTTCTAAATGTAGTAAACTGTTTTAAATTATTTTGTTCTATAATTTCATCAGCTTTATCAAATAATATTTTATCTATTTTATTACTTTTTTTTAATTTTATATTAAGTTTTCTGTGATTATTGTCTGAACCTGATCCTGTAAAATTCCAACTTCTAAAATCTCTGTAGTTTCCGTACAATTTGTCTACAGTAAAATCATCAAAAACATTTTCAATTATTTTAAATAAAAATGTATTATCTAATTCATTAGCAACTAAAATAGGTATTATGTTTGGTTTTTTTTCTTTCCATAATTGATCTCTTGATGTGCTATTAAAATAATAAACAATAGACTCGGCTTCCTCCCCTATTAAATCTTTTATTGTTTTTCTCTCTACTTTAAAATCTACATCAAATATGTCATTGCCATAGATACTATGTAAAAGACCTGCATAACATATGTCATCAGAAAAATTTGTTTTTCTTAAAAGATTATAAACATTAACACAATGTTGAAAAAATGTTTTTCCGCTATGAGGAATATTTTGTGCTCCTATAGAAAGGAGAAAATTAATACACTTATGATATTTCATTCTTTTTTCTGCCCTTTTCATAACATAAATTGGGTGTCAAGAAAACAATTTTAAAAAATACTGTTGCAGAACAAAAAAATATGCTTACATTAGGTTCTCACCAAAATTAACAATCACAGGAGATATTATGAGCGAACAAGACTATTTAAAAGCTATTGCTGTCCTTGCTGACAAGGTGAGCAGATACCACGAACGACTACTTGCAATGGAGAGAGACTTTGAAAGACACGTGAAAGATGCGTCAAATCATTGTCCAGATGATTGTGAATGTAAGAAATCCTAAGACTTAGGAGTCTGACCCAACATATCCTTTAATGATGGCGCAAATACTTTAACATCTCTTCTAATTTTTTCAGCTGTTGTGGCAGTGTTTGGATCATCTATGTCAGCTTGCATTGCATCTTCTGATTCATACTCCTGACCAGTGTCAGTATTGGTTAATGTAGTTTCTGTTTTAACTTTGTACCTAGGAATTACTCGACCATCTTCTAAGGTCACTGTTCCTATTTGTTCAGCATTTTCAACTATCGGCATTTTCTCTCCAATTAATATTAAAACTTAAAATAACCCTATCTTCTTTAGAGTTATTATATTGTACTTCATGTTGTAACCATGATGGGAAAAAAATCAATGAATTTTCTTTTGGTTCATAATCTACGCTGTGTGCTAGGTGTATAGAGGCTTCTTTTTTCTTTGGTGGTGATAATACTTCATCTTGCGGTCTAGGGTTTAGAAACACTAAATTTCCGCATTTTTGAGGCACTTTTAGGTAATATACTCCTGACAAGTAATTATAAGGATGTGTGTGAACATTGTTTCTTGATCCAGGTGGGTTAATTATGCCCCATAAACCTGTTATCTCAGGAACATACTTTTCTTGCACACCTAAATGACCAAAGCATTCTTTGGCTTTATATAGTATATCCCCAACGGTGCTTTTAAATTCTTCGTCTTTGTATAATTCATCATGACTGTGCCATCCACCAACATTTGATCTAGGCATGCCTTTTTCATCCTTGGCTTTTATTTCGTAAAGCCTATCTATTAAGTGACCGTGGCCCGTAACCTCTGTCATCATGACAGGTGTTATAAATAATGATTGTAGTTCCATTAGTGTTCCTTTCTTTGTAAAAAATTACCTGATATTGATACTCTTTCAATCTCTGTATCGTTTTGACTTGTAAAATGAAAAACTTCAGCAGGAAAAACTAACAGCATTTTTTCTTTAGGTGTAATTACTTTTTCAACAATCTTACCGTTCCAAAATAAAATGAATCTTAAGCTTCCTTGTTTTTCTATAAAGTTAGGATAATAAACAAAAGAACAAAAAGCATTACCATGATTGTGAAGACCTGTTTGTGCTCTTGGTGGTGTTTTGTGTACCCAAATATCTTCATACTGTAGTTTTTGACCTAGTATAGCTTCAACTTTTATTTGTATTGTTTCTTTAAGATCTTGTAACATTGGTGTATTGGGATATTTAAAATCTTCAAAAAAACTATTATCAGCGTTATCATCTTTTCTAAGATAACTTTGATCTACTTCTTTCATCAAAGCATTTGAATCTAAATCTATGTGGTCTTCAAATACCTGAACTATTGCTAGTATATGACTTTTTGTTTCCATTCTTAATTCTTTCTATAATTGACCTTTTGTAACCTCCATAAAGCTTACAATTATGTGAACTTGGTTAGCAGCATTTGCTTGTGCTTTTAATACATCAGACTCTTGTAACACAAGAGGTTGAGATAATAATTCTGTAGTGGTATTTGTAGCAACACTTTTAGCTTTGAATAATTCAAATGTTGCAGAGGATCTTAACACTTCTAAATCAACTAATGTTGTGCTTCCTGAATCATTACAAATTAAAATAGATTTGACGACATCTGTTGTGGGAGGCACAGGCGGCGTTGCGCCAGGATTAGCTGTAGGCACCGTCAATATGGTTGTAAGATCTGTTGATGTAATATCAACCATTGCACTTTTAAATATATTAGCCAAGGAAAAAAGTCTCCGATTCTGTTTCTTCTTTTAAGTCTTGTTGAAAGTTTGTGTTTAATAAAAAAACTATTTGTTCAAGTAATCTAATCATTTGATCAAACTGGCCAGCGTCATATTCTTCTGTAGCATTTGGTAATCTAGTTATATTAATTTTTGCCATTATCTTCTTCCGTCAGGTCTTATTTGTAGTTTTTGTGAACCAAGTCTCCACGGTGTATCATCTACCGAGTTGGTTGTATATCTTATTTTAACAGCTCTACCCCTGCCTCTTATGTTTATTTTTTCAGTTGAACTAGTTATTGTGCCGCTTGTTTGCACGTTTGCTGTTGATTGTGGGTATTGCTCTAAAGTTAACTGTGCTGTCATTGTATTAGTTAGATTATCAAAATCAGGAACTAATTTACTTACTGACATAAGCTGATCACCATCTGCTATCTCCACAGAACCAGTTTCTAAAAATGCAGTGATAGCTGTGCCATCAGCTTGATTATTACCAGTCTCATGTTCAAATATAGATGACGCACCAGCAGTCAAACCAAGTATGCTTGTGGCATTTGCTGTTGCAGACGAACTATATTCTGTAGCTATTGGTTTTTCATAAACATATGCGCCTAACCACGTAGTTCTTGCAAGATTTATTGTATACCAAGTGCCTTCTAAATAGTTATAAGCAACGGCTCTATCTATTTGTGTAGCATTGGCTGAAGGATAATACCAAATTATTTCGTTATAAGCCGTGTTAAGACCAACAGCGATATCGTTTTTGTTTGTGTAACTTAAATCATCAAATACATAATCTTGAACAGAGCAAGGCATTTTTTTAACGACACCATCAAAAAGATAAAAGGCGTTATCTGACATCCAATAAGCAACACCGTTAACCTCCACAGCTGCATGCTGTGCTATTAAACCAGCATTAGCTCCAAGTTGTCTAAGACCAAAAGTAAAAGGTGTGCCGACAAACTGTATGCCGTGTAAAGATGTGTCAGTCCAAACTAATATTTGACCTGTTGATTTTACAGCACCAACTATTCTAGAACCGTCTGTAATTCTTAAAGAACCTGCTTCGTTTGTAGCAACAGGTGTGTAGTCTGTTGCATCTTCTCTATCTGAAAATCTAAATAACAAATCATCTTGTGTGGCTATATCTCCAATAGTAGTTTCTGTTCCAAATATTAATAAATGTCTTGTATCTGTTGAAACAATACTAAATCTAGAAGCAGTGGGAGCATTTGACAAAGCTGTAGCTCTTGCAGCTAAGCCTCCAGATGTATCCCATATAAACGTGCCACCATTTAATACAGTTGCTATTAAGTCTTCACCAAAATTATCTAGTGACCAGTTTCTACCCTCGACAACGACATTAGATGAAGATCTAGGAGTATCCCATGTGCTAGCACCCCATGTTTCAGTTCCCCATCCATAACCATATGTTGAAGATGCAGGTCCAGGATTTATTTGATAAGTAGCAGTAACGGACCCACCTCCGCCTGAAGTTGAGCCTGTTGCATTTGTGCCAGCATTTATTGTAAAACTATTATTATCTGGCACAGTCAATATTTCAAATTCATTATTAAAATCTATACCATCAACTACATTTGATGAAGAGCCGTCGTCAAACGTAACAAAAGCACCGACTTCAGCATTGTGTCCAGTATCTGCAACAGTGACAGTAGATTGTCCACTTTGAGTAGTAAAAGGGTTTGTAAGTGCTTGTGTTTCTCTTAATGGAGTAATATCATAAACTTTACCCTCAGAATAAATATATAGTTTTCTATCGGTGCCCAAAGCCAAGTATCTTGTGCCATCTAAGCCTATCCATGAATGAGTGTCTCTAACAGAACCCACTACAGTTACGTTAGGATTTGGAAGATTAACCCAGCCACCCCATCTTTCTGGTTTACCATAATGAAATCTAACAAAATCAGAGTCTACATATTTACGCTCATCACCAGCTGAATAAGCTGTATCTTGTTTATCTATACCTGGTCTAAATTTA